GTCTGCGGTTCGGCTGTCCAGTCGGCTTTGGGGTCGGGGTCAACGCCACCTAACAATTGTTAGGTCGTGGCGCTCTGGGTTTTCTCGGGGCAAAAAAAAGCCGCGCTGTTTAGGCGCGGCTCAATGGTCTAGCTAGGTTTAGCGCTTGGCGACGTCCTTCATAAACTGGGCTAGGTCCTCATCTTCAAGCGGCGCGCCCAACGCCTCGAGTGCTTTGGTGTAGTACTCCAGTGCTGCGGTAATCTGAACACACTTGGGGTGTGCTTTAATTATCCCGTCGTTCTCACTGGCATTCAGTGCGCGGTATAGTTTGCCTGTCTCTACTACGCTGCGCTCGTATAAGTCACGATTGCGGCTATTACTGCTTTCGGCTTCGGTCTCCCCGGTTTCCTCGGTCTGGTCGAGTCCGTAATATACCGCTAGCTGCTCGCGCTCGGCTTCGTCCTCGATTGCGTCCACAAGTTCGCGCATTGCGGGCTCTGCCAGTTCTTCGCCGTAGTCGCGGACTCGCGACCACTTGGTGCTGGGGTTGCTGCTGCTCCATGCGGCAAAAATGTCCTTCTTGTGTGGTGCCAGTGCCTTCGCGATGTCTGACTTTTCCCGATACTCTACAGCGTACCATTGCGCGCCTAATGTTACTGGCAAGGCGACATTCAACCAAGCTGCTACGGCGCGCTCGGCGCTGCCTGATATGCGCTCGCCATGATTGCTTACTGCTGCAATTTGTACCAGTGTCGCATTGCCTATTGCCTCGGCAAGCTGATTCTGGTCTGCGCTCTTGTCCAGTTTGGCAAGGCGGTCTGAAAGCGCAACTACGTTGTCGAGGTTCAAGTCTGAGGTAAGGGTGAAATTTTCCATTGTGAATCTCCGTGCCGCTACCCAGTCACGGCGGCGCTGATTAGTTTTGACTGGCGAAGCCATTTTATCAAATGTACCACATTTTCAACTTTTTCTGTCCGGTGATAATTCAGCACCTAACAATTGTTAGGTAGTGCCCAGCCAATAGGGTGCGAACGAGAAGCGGGGCTCATGATAGTAACTAAGGGAACGGAAGGACTTAAGTCACCGTCTGACCTGCACCGCGTACCCATTTCGTGCTCATAACCTAACAACTGTTAGGTAATCTTGTGGCTAAGTGCCTAGCTGTAGTAATGTTACGTTTCGATTCCCAGCAAGCCTAAAACAAAATTTGGTGCTCATGATAGTAACTAAGGGGACGGAAGGAGTTAAACGTAACGATGTACCACACTGTGACGATTGTTACGAAATGAAAATGGTATTGTTACGAGCTAAGTCGTTGTTTTTGCAGTAGAAAAGGTAATGTTACGAATGTTACGTGAAAAAAATCAATCTGAGACAAATTAGAGAGCAAGAGAGTCTCTCGTGCAATGAGCAAAACAATCCGATGGAACCTTTGATTTTCCTAAAAACCCATAACAATATAACAATACACTTAACACTCCCCCACAGCCCGCGTCATTACTGGCTTCAGCTCTGTACCACATTGTGAAACGCCTCGTAACATTACACCGTTTTTCGTAACATTACCCCATTTTCGTAACATTACTCTTTGGCGCGAGCGTCCCCACTCAGCTTGAAATTCACGTAACAATGTGGTACAATGTTCTTTTTTCTGTTATTTTTGGTTTTTATCACGTTTCGGGTTTTTCGACCCGTCCACAGCACCTAACAATTGTTAGGTTACATTCACACCAAGGAGACTATATGGGCAAAGTTAAAAGCGAGTTATTAACAGAGTATCCCTGCGCTAACCCCGAGTGCGATGTTTTGTTTGATTCCCGCCGCGCCGAGCTAGGCTACCGCCTGTGCATGAAGTGCGGGGAAGATGCAGCTAAGAAGGTAGCAGCAAAGCACCACACCATCTTGCCATTGCACAAGCAATGTTACATGGCTTTCACTGGCGCAGACGCACGTGAAGTCGCAAAGAAAATCAACCCTAAGAGAACAACTTAAAAACTCAACGCACAACCTAACAATTGTTAGGTAAGGAGAACAACATGAAGCTAGAAGAGTTGGAAGCAATACGTTCACGGGTGAGGGAGGAATACTCCGAGGATAGGTGGATTACACTTATCGACCCATGCGGAGATAGCTTACCACCTGATACTTATGAAGCAGGATACAACGCTGCCTGTCAGGTGGTGTTTTGGGTGCTTTGCGAGTTCTTAAACGAGGAGGAACAACAATGAAAAGAAGTAAGCACACCGTAGGCGAATGTTACAAAACCCTGAATATCCACGACCCGCACAACCAGTACCGATGGCAGGACGAGGAAGCCAATGCTCCCGTTTGGGTGTGGGTAGGGCGTGTGCTATTCGCACTTGGATTCGCTGCGGGTATTTATATGCTCACTGTACTCGCGTTCTTATTTTAAGGGGTAATTCTTATGGAATACACGATGGAAGACCTACGCTCAATGCTTGAGTACATAGATGCGGAGCTGAAAGACCAAGCCCCGTACTTTGATGCGCGTCTAATATCTAGGCGTAACAATGTGGCACAAGCCATAGCCAACCTTGAGAAAGCCGAGGAGACACTGGCTGCAATCAAGAAGCAACCCCGACCCGATGCACATAACCTAACAACTGTTAGGTAGTGCGGATAACCAGAAAAACTTAAACCTTCAACCAAGGAGAACAACATGCTTAGTCAACTTACTGATATGCCGTTTCATCTGAGGGACTACGCTACTGCAAAGAAGTACCACGACCGCATCAAGCCAATCGGTGGTAGAGGTAGGAACGCAGGTCTAAGACCTATTTGTGATACCAAGAACGGCAGGAAGAAAACCCAGTACCTAATTAGGGAGAGGGTGCAGACTGCTCAGGCACCAGCAGCCATTGAGTGTGTGTTGTACGAGACACCAGTGGTGACCTTTGTCGAGGACGGGACGATTATCTTGGATAACACCTATTCATCACAAACCACTAATGCGTTCATGCAGGAGATACTTACCCCGTATCGTGCGCAGGTAGCGGAGAAAGGTGGTGAGACTTGGGTAGGACTTGGTGACCTACACGCGTACCGCAAGCACTGGTGGTTACCAAGCGGAGACAGGGTAGTTTTTGCGCCTGACGGTAACAGTATTAGACCCGTTGAGCCTAGGCTAGTAACCAGATGGGAAGTAAACAGGGCAGCGGCGCGGGAAGTCTACGGGAGGTTCGAGAGCTTTATCAATCACTGCCTAGCCCTAAGTAAAGTGATTGACCCTGAATCCTTCTACAGAAACAACATGGAATATAGCCCGTACTACTACAACTACAATCACGCTAGGGTTTTCTGTTTCGGTTCGATTCCTGAACCGTTCGACCCTGAGAACATTACAGACTATTGGGCGAAAGCCACGACCTCTGTGATATTTAACTCGATAGAAAATACTAGGAATTGGACGGGCGCAGGGTTCACAACTACGTTTTCTCTTATCCCTAAGAAGATAAAGAAGAACGTGCACGACTCGCTCAAGCGAGAGTTTAGTAGAGAGATATTCACTCCGACCAAAGCGGAGGAGGGAGTATTTAGTTTGCCAATCAACGCGGAGTTTATATTGTGATTAAGATTTCATTCCCTAACGGTAACCGAGTAGAACTAGGCTCGGTGGTTCACCACAAAAACACAGCTTGGGCTGTAGAGGACATTGACGGTAAGAAGTTACGTGTAGTGTCAATGGACGAGCGCAAGCTGCGGACTAACTTCGATGCCGAAGAGATTGGGCTAGAAGTAAAACATTACATGGACGCGGAGGAGCGCGACCGTCTGATACGAGCCAAGATGACACTCAGAGAATACTGGGAGGATATGTAGTGCTTAGATATAAACCCAGTAAGCACAAGCCAGTGCTAGAACGCGGCACACGCGTCCCCAAAGACATTGTAATTCGTACCACAATGTTATATAATATAAATAAAAAAGTAAGAAAATCAGTAAAGCAGTAAAAGTACATCAACCCATAACCACAACCTAACAATTGTTAGATGGAGAAAACACAATGACTAACATTCACATGACTCAGAAAGTAAACCACGACCAAGCTGTAGACTTGATTATGGCTAACCCAACTATTAGGTTTTTTGTTCAGGGTGAACCCGGCATCGGTAAGTCTTATCTGATTAAGGAACTAGGTAGAAGGCTTGGACTCCCCACGGCATACATCGATATGCCTAACCTAGACCTTGGTGACGTAGCAATGCCTGTGATTGACCACGAGCATAAAGTCACGAGGTACTACCCCAACGCGAGATTCCAACTACACGAAGGCAAGCCCGTCATCATCATGCTCGATGAGTGGACTAAGGCAATGACCCCAGTGAAGAACATGACGCACCCAATGTTCGAGGTGGATAACCCACGACTCGGTGACCTGCCAATACCAGAAGGTAGCTACATATTCCTGACGGGTAACTTGGAGTCCGATGGTGTAGGCGACTCAATGCAAGCACATACCAAGCAACGCCTGACGCGTATCGAGCTGATGAAACCTGACGCTGAGTATTGGATTGAGAACTACGCGGTGCCTAACAACTTGTGTCCTATTGTTATTGCATGGGTGGACAGACACCCACACTGTCTAGCTTCTTACACAGATGAAGGACAGGACGGGAACGAGCTTATCTTTAATCCTAACGTCCCACAGGGTGCAGTGTGTTCGCCGCGTACCTTGGAGAAGGTGTCTACTATTGTAAGTAACAGGGACAAGTACGACTCCGACAGTCTTATGGCTGCTATGCAAGGTACAGTGGGTGCGTCCGCTGCTGAGAGTCTGGCTTCTTATATCCGACATCAAGCGGATATGCCTAAGTTTCAGTCCATTATCGACAGCCCCAACACAGCCCGTATTCCAGATGGTGAGGGAGCCATTGCGGTGTTGTGTTACGGACTATTGGAGAAGGTGGATAACAATAACCTTACGCAGATACTCACATACCTTGAGCGCATCGACCTCGAATGGCAGTGCATATTCTGTATTAACTTGGCTAGACACAAGACCAAGAGCCAGTTCGCGTTTGCTAATGCCAAGTTCGCTTCATGGTGTGCTGCTAACCAAGATGTACTCTAACTGGTAACTACCTAACAATTGTTAGATGGAGAAAACACATGGACAAGACACGACACTTTAAGAAGATAAAGATAACGCTGATGCGTAGCCCTGAGTTCGGTGCGTTAGGCGGCGTTATGATGATGGGTAAGACTACCCTGAACGACCGCGTACCAACTGCGGCTACTGATGGGAGGAACGAGTGGTACAACCCTGAGTTTGTTTTCCAGTTCGATGACAAGGGTGTGGGTTACATCATCGTTCACGAGAACCTTCACAAAGCGGGTAGGCACATGACTATCTACATCAAGCTAGTGGAGATTTATGGGCACAGGCTAGTGAACATGGCTTGTGACTATTGGATTAACAATAAGATTAACAAAGCTGACCCTGACAAAAAGCTAGTCGCAATGCCACACCTTGACGGTAAACCCGTAGGTCTATACGACCCCAAGTACGACGGGTGGACAGTCCTGCAAATCATCAAAGACCTGAAGGAGCAAGAGCAGGAACAGGAGCAAGACAAAGATGGTGAAGGCGAAGGCAAAGGTGGTGATGGGTTCGATGAGCACGATTGGGAAGGTGCATCGAAGCTGACCGAGGAGGAAGCCAAGAAGCTAGAGTCCGACATCAAGCAAGCCATACGTCAAGGTCAAATGGCTGTTAAGAAGATGGGCGTAGGTGCAGGTGCAGGTAGTGACCTGCTTGGGCTTAACGAGCTAGTACAAAGCAAGATTGATTGGAGGGAGCAGCTCCGCGAGTTTGTGCAGTCTACTTGTGCGGCGAAGGACGAGAGTTCATGGCGTAGACCTAACCGTAGGTTCCTACATCAAGACATCGTTATGCCCACGTTGTATTCGGAATCTATTCGGGAGCTTGTATTCTCACGCGATGCGTCTGGTTCTATGTTCTGGGAGGATAGACTGCCCAAAGTAACTGGGGAAATGGTGGCTATCGCTAAAGCCCTACGCATAGAGAAGATTCATCTAATTGATTGGGACGGTAAAGTGGGATACCACGAGGAGTTTACTTGTGAGACCTTTGCTAATTCACCCAAAGCAATACATGAAGTTCGAGGTGGCGGAGGGACTGACCCTAGGTGTGTAGCTACATACCTGAAGGACAAGAAGATTAACCCCGATGCAATCGTGATGCTGACTGACGGTGAGATTAACAACTGGGGTAATTGGGACGCGCCTATACTGTGGGCTATCGCTAACCGAGAAAAAGTAACTGCCCCTGTGGGTAAGACAATACACATTGGAGATGAAGCATGAGAGTTTTATTCGAGTTCGATGGTAAGAATTTCGTAATGAGCGCGAGCGATGCCGCTGAAATTGTTCGCTTGATTCACTCACATGGTGCGGAGATTTACGAGCGTAAGACCAACTGGCGCACCAAGGAAGAATCGCATCATGTTTACAACCTTAACCCTACGGAAGTAGGCACAATGCACATGCAGTTCATTACCGAAGAGCTGTACGGTATGGGCAAGTTAAACGGTAAGCCAAAGGAATAGACTTTTAATTAACACAACCTAACAATTGTTAGATGGAGAAAACACAATGAGTATTTCAGAGAAAGCATTATTAGTTCAACTCAACATTTCAACTTGGAACACCGAGCGTCTGGACAAAAATCAAACCGAGCGAATCAACACGCTCAACAATGCAGATTCCAAAGCGGGTAAGGTACACAAAGATTTGATGTGTGGCACTACTCTGGCTAAGGACATAGACATAGTGGCTGGACGCGCCCGCCTGTGGAACAATCAAAACACAATGCCCTTCGAAGACCGAGGTGCAAGGCTCTTGCCTACTAGCTTGTTCCTTAACTACTACAAGCCAGAGATGAACCAGAGAGAACAGAAGTTCAACAGCATGGTGAATAGGTTTATACCTAACTACGAAGCTGCAAAACAGACCGCTAAGAATTATCTCGCTGATATGTACCGCGAAGAAGATTACCCTGACGCTAGGGATATAGCTTCTAAGTACAAGTGGACTCTAACAGTTAAGCCTGTACCTTCTAGCGGACATTTCTGCTTGGATATTCCTGCTCAAGAGTTAGAGGAGATGAAGCTGTCTTGCGATGCAGATGTAGAAAAGCGTATAGCAGAAGCCATGCGTAAACCTTGGGACGACCTGCACAAGATGCTGCTAGGTATGAGTGACAAGCTGCAAGAGCCTGATGAAATGACAGGCAAGGAAAAGCGTTTTCATTCTACTTTTATCACTAACGCCTTAGACCTATGCAAGTTACTTTCGCACATGAACATCACTAACGACCCGCAGCTTGAAAAAGCTAGGCAACAGTTAGAACTTGCACTGGTGGGTACTGACTTAGATGAAATCAAGGAAACAGAGTTCGCACGTTCTAACATGAAGAAACGTGTCGATGACATTCTTGAACAATTTGATTGGTAGGAGGGAACATGGAAATAACAACACTGGAAGGGCTGTATCAACACCCAACTAATAGACTAACACTAGGCAAAGAGCTGCAATACTTAGAACGTATTTATGGTGATTCGTTTTGTGAAAAGCTAAAGATACCTAAACTTATAGCGGATTTGATTAACTCTAAATTGTATCAACACAGTAACCATACGATAGAACTTGAGTCTGTTCATGAGCAAATGGCTAAAACGTATGTAACCAATATTGTGGTTAGGCAGGCAGGGGAAGTTCTGGGTTACATTAGATGGGAGGTGTATGATTTTGATAAGGTTCTCCTACGCAGTAAAACCATCGAGAAAAAGCTAGTGCGTAAGAGGCATATTTCTAGCGCAAGTGCTGAGCGTTTGTCTAAAGAATATGATACGCACTTCAAACCAGAGGAGCAGATTTCAAAAGCTAAGAACTTGGTATCTAGTACAATCCAAGCTATGAAACAAGAACACTCAAGGCAGATGTCTCTTCAATCACCCGTTAAGTCCTTTGCAAGGTCTCTGGTTCCGTATCTGATGCAGAACATAGATAACTATAAGGAACTAGCTATAAGCAACGGATACGACCCAGACCAACTAGAAGAACTACACACTGTGTGGAGCAACTTGACTCTAGTGGAAAGTGTCATTGGAGACCGAGATATAAACGGAAGTGGGTTCTTTGTTCACGTTGAAGGCGATACGTGCCTAGTGTTAGATGCGCATAAAAACAAAAAGGGTGCGCACTATTCTTACGCTTTGCCAGAGCAGATAGGCAGGGCTGTGGGTATGCTTAAGCTAACCGAGAACTGTACTTTCATACGCAATGTTGGCTACAAATATGATTCATCTACATACTTTATAGCAGGAGAATACAATGAGTGAACGCAAGGAACCTATGGTGCATGTGAACGTGCGCCTACCTAGATATGTGCTAGAACATTTTAAGCAGTACCCTAACTACACGCGCAAGATGCGTGAGGTTTTAACTGAGCGAGTCAAAGAAGAAAAGGAAAACGAAGATTAAAAAATGCTTTCCACTACCTAACAATTGTTAGGTTATGTTGACGTACCTTGCCGCCTTCGGGCGGCATTTTTTTGTCTGTAGAAAAGCTATTGACAATGTTAAATCCCGCCGCCATACTCCGTACATGGCTCTTACTCCCGAAAAGAAAGTGAAGAATAAAGTCGTCGCGTTATTAAAGGAACGTGGGGCTTATTACTTTTTCCCTGCTACTTACGGCATGGGGCGCTCTGGCGTACCCGACATCGTTGCTTGTTACCGAGGAAGGTTTATTGGCATCGAGTGCAAGGCAGGTAAGAACACACCTACCGAATTACAAAAACGAGAACTCGCAGCAATTAAGACTGCTGGAGGTAGTTCCGTAGTTATAAACGAAAACAACCTACACGAACTCAAGGAGATACTTGATGACCTATGAAACATATCCAATGGTACACCTACCCAGAGGTGAGCACCCTACTTACTCTAATATGCCCCAAGAATATAGCTGCTTAGGTTGCCCTAACTGTAAAGGATACAACATGCACCACATACGCGCTCGCGTGTCATTCCGAAAGGAAGATTCCAATGAGGGGGTGTACGCAGACTTAGCGAAGGACGGAGTGCTTACTGGGCGCACACAACAATTTAACCCTAGCGCAAGGCGCAGTGGCTTACTGATAGATTTCTGGTGCGAAGACTGTAATGAGTATTCTTTGTTTGCTCTCGCACAACACAAAGGTTTGAGCTTGATGTACTGGGCTGACCCAAAGGACTTTGAAAATGAATAAGGGACTAGAGATATTACTGAAGCGGATTGATTCGCACCCCGAAGAGTTTGACCAGTTATTTAGACAAAAACCACACAGCGCAGACCCTACAGCTAGTTGGGACAAACTGGTAGAAATAGCCTTGAACGAACAGCGTAGTCATTCGTTTCTTACTGAGGACGAACGTGCAGAGTTGAGGGCAAGAATGCAAAGCGTCCAAGGCGACATTTTTACAAAAGCGGTAATGCGTACGCTGTTTGCCATGAACGGTGATGATAGTAGTGACACCCCATAAAAAAGCCATTGATAGGACGTAAGCCCTTGGATATTTTAGTTATAGACTTTGAAACGTATTACGCAAAAGATTACGGTTTCAACAAACTTACAACAGAAGAATATGTAAGAGACCCACGCTTTGAGGTTATTGGCGTAGCTGTTAAGAAAAATGACGAAGAAACTCAGTGGTTTAGCGGCACAACTAAAAAGACCAAAGAGTTCCTCGACCAATTCGATTGGGAAAACAGTGCAGCCGTGGCGCACAATGCCAAGTTTGACATGGCTGTTTTGAACTGGGTTTTCGACATTAGACCTAAGAAGATAGCTGATACCCTCTCAATGGCCCGTGCTATTCACACTGTGGAAGTCGGAGGCAGCCTAGCTGCACTGAGCGAGCACTATAATTTGGGAATTAAGGGGACGGAAGTCCATGAAGCTATTGGCAAGCAACGCCTAGACTTTTCTCCATCTGAGCTACGCTCTTACGGTGGTTACTGCATACAAGATGTAGAGCTTACCGCCAAGCTGTTTAGAGTTCTCATGCAAAAGTTTTCTGTTTTCGAGCTAGACCTGATTGATCTTACGCTTAGGATGTTTACTGAACCTGCGCTCGTGTTGGATAAAAAAGTCCTCAAAGACCACTTACAAGATATACAGCAGAAGAAAAAAGACCTGATGGAGAAAGTGGTGCACGACGAGAAAGACCTGCGCAGTAACGCTAAGTTCGCCGCGTTGCTTGCAGAGTTCGGGGTAAAGGCCCCGATGAAGATAAGCCCCACGACAGGCAAAGAGACTTATGCGTTTGCCAAGACAGACGAAGAGTTCAAGGCACTACAAGATCATGAGAATGAATATGTGCAACTGCTTGTTTCTGCTCGTTTAGGTGTGAAGTCCACTATTGAAGAAACACGTACGGAACGGTTTATAAGCATTGCGGATCGGGGTTTACTACCCATACCACTAAGATACTACGCAGCACATACGGGACGATGGGGCGGCGACGATAAAATCAACATGCAGAATTTGCCCCGAGGTTCCGCACTTAAGAAGGCGATATGCGCACCAGAAGGCTACGTCTTTGTGGACTGTGACCTTTCTCAAATTGAAGCTAGGACTTTGGCTTGGCTTGCACAGCAGAACGATTTGGTGGTTGCTTTCGATAGGGGTGATGACGTTTATAAGATCATGGCGTCATCTATATACGGTAAACGCGTGGAAGACATAACCAAAGACGAACGGTTCGTCGGTAAGACTACGATCTTAGGTGCAGGGTACGGAATGGGGCCAGATAAGTTTCAGCAACAGTTAAAAAACTTTGGGGTAGAACTAGAGCTAAAGGAATGTGAGCGCATTATCAAAGTGTATCGCAAGACCTATAAAAAGATTCCAGAGCTGTGGTACCAAGCTAGTGACGCCCTAGAAGCCATGATGCGTAACAAAACTGCACCCCTTGGATTGAAAGGCGTGTTGAACGTGATGGGTTCGCAAGGTATTGAAATGCCTAACAAATTACGAATACAGTATGCGAATCTTAGGAAGCAAAAAGGGGAAGACGGCAAAGAAGAACTGGTGTACGATACCCGAAGGGGTCGTGCGGTTGTTGCAAACAGGATATATGGGGGTAAGGTGATTGAGAACGTTTGTCAAGCTTTAGCCCGCATTGTTATAGGTGAGCAGTTACTCAGAATATCGAAAAAGTACAAAGTAGTAATGACTGTACATGACGCCGTTGGGTGCATTGCACCTGAGAGCGAAGCCGAAGAAGCCCTGCGGTATGTAGAAGAAAGCATGAAGATACGCCCTGAATGGGCACCGACTCTGCCCCTCGATTGCGATGGTGGTTATGCCAAAAGTTACGGTGAGTGTTAAGTTTCGCAGAGGGTTTTTGTGTTTCCTCTCTGCATACCCCAGCGGGCGGTGGGTAGGTTCGTGAAAGCCGCAACACCCGCAGTGTACAAAGAGAGAATAAAGGCCCATTGTGTGCCCCTCCGCATCTTGTGTACACCGGCTAGCCCACGCTACGGGCCTTTTAACTAGGAGATAAATATGAACGGCAAAGACCCAGTAATGGTAGACCTTGATCGGTACCTGACGACGCTAGAGGAAGACTACGTAGACCCGTACGAACTCAAGCGTGAACGAGACGAATATCTAGCAGATCAGGACGACTCCATATATGACGACTATTGATTCTTTAAATGCCTACATACAGGCGAAGAACTCAAGCACAGATACGTTGCTTGCTAAAGGAGATGGGTATTTTTATTTTACAGAAGGTGAAGGTGAGATATTCATCGACTGTCTTAGCAGATGTACCTACCAACAATGGTGCGAAATGATTGACCAATACATAGAACCTGACTTTTAAGGAAACGGTTATGACTAACGAAGAAATCAGAGCGATGTTAAAGTTGTTTGCCCGCCAGTTGGAAATAGCAACCGAACTTAAACAAATTAAAGAGGCAAAAATCTTTAAGAAACCACAACAGGAGAAAAAAGAGAATGGAGAAAGATAAGATGATATACGCAAACATTGGAGCGTACGGGCATAGCGAAACTCCCGAAAAAACCGCGCTAGAAAGACAAACAGGTGGTACACACTATAAAAGTATGGCTATCCAACCTGCTGAATACGCAGAGAAAAATGGTTTGTCTTTGTTGGAGGGGAATGTGGTTAAATACATTACTCGCTGGAAGCTGAAAGGCCAACCGCTAGCGGACTTAGAAAAAGCCAAGCACTGTATTGACCTGCTGATTGAGATACATAACGTCAAATGAAAATAACAATAGAAGTAGATGGTGCTGATGCCGAAGAGATTATGGCTATGCTACAACGTGCAAGCGAAGCGGTGGAAAAGCTAGAAGCCATACTTCAGGAGTTCGAAGATGCTGATAAAGTGTAATGCCGCAGACCATCTGTATTTGATTGACGACGACCCCGTACGAGCTAAATTATTTAAAAACAACAGTGTGCGGTTTGAAGACCCGTTTCATGTGTATGCAGAAATAAATGACGAGACGGGAGAGATAGCCGCAGTTGTTTGCGTAATTATCTGTAAATTTGTACCCCAATATGAGCAGCAGATAAAGTTTATCGCCGCAGGTAAACTTACTGAAATTGAAGAAGGACTTACAGAAAGGGAAGTAATATATGGGGAGTTGGGTACGGTGCTATGCCCCTACTCTATATGGTCATACCAAAGAGGTCATGGCAGAAAGCTAATTAGTAACTTACTAGAAGCAACACCCATAATGCACCCAGAAGTAGATGCGGTAATAACTATGTCACCACACACTCATACCGCTATGAAGTTCCACTTGAGTAACGGAGCAGGTATATTTTCTTCTAACGAAGAAACCGTTAATTACGAATACGAGGTGGAAGATGTCGTACTTCACTGACCCGATGGCGGCTATAGAAGAAGCAGAGTTTATAGCCAGAGAACAAAAGCGCACCATGTACGTGGTAGAAATAGAGCCGAACCATATAGAGATTATGACTTCCGAAGAAGCATATCAGGCGGACGGTATTGTGTTAGAAAAGATAGTGCCGTTTGAGGAAAACCATAATATATACGACTAAGGGGGTAGCTATATGCTGACTTCACTAATGTGCGTAGCACTAGCAGTTTACTTCGAAGCGAGGGGTGAGCCGGACACTGGGCAGATTGCAGTTGCTCACGTAATACGAAACAGAATTGAAGACCCGCGCTACCCAGACAACGCGTGTGACGTGGTAAAACAGGGGTACTACTGGAACGGCAACCCAATCCGGTGCCAGTTTAGTTTTTATTGTGATGGCAAGAGCGATAATCCTAAGAACAAACAGGCTTGGTTTAACGCGCTGTACATAGCAAAACTGAGTGGGTTTATCCCCGATATTACAGGGGGCGCGACCCATTACCATAGTACAAAAGTGTTTCCTGAATGGGCCTTCGTGGGGCGTGTAACGGCTAGGATATACACACATATTTTCTATACAGGTGTGCAGTAATGACGATAAAGAGAACAAGTAATTTACGCCCTGAAGATAGAGAGGCGCTACAGGAACGGGTTGCGCGTGATGTTGAAGCGTATTTAGCGAAAGGCGGGAAAATAACCCAGTGCCCCCCACGCGCATACAGCATTCCAGCGGTAGGTTACAGCAGTAGGTACAGCGATAGTGACACGCACAAGAACAAACACACAGCGGTTACATACAACGTCGAGCCAATTACTGACCCTATAAAGCGTATGCTTGGCGCGTTTATACCGAGGTTTAAGAGAGATGATTGAATACACAGTAAGAGTACCACAGGAGAGAGGAATGAGCGAAAACAACGAGTCAGATTTTAGCTTCATTGGATGGATTGCATTCATGCTCTTGATAGCTTTCGTGTTTGAAGGCGAACCGAGCATTTATGATTTGGCACACGATAAAGTAATAGCCATCCTATCCACTGAAGGTGGTGAGATGAGTGAGTTTAATGGAGACCTGCTTGGCTATGAAGTGAAGGTGGTGAAATGAGCTATAAAAAATTGAAACAAGAGGTTGAAAAAGAGCTAGCAGGATATGACCCCGCTAATGATAACCACAACATAGTGATTGCTCCAAAGTTTGCCGATCTACTGGAACGGTGTCTATTCGAGCTTGAGGAACAGGCAAGGCTAGTCGAAGAACTTAAGATAGAAGCCTACGGAATTATGAACTGGGCCATAGAAAAATACAAGATTTAGACACTGCGGAACCCCATCAAACAGGAGGATAACTAATGGCAAGCTCTAGCGGAAGAAAAGGCGGCGTAAAGACTCTGGAATGGTGGAAGCATTTAAGATACAGGAAGCGTGACCAGAATAAACTGGTAAGGCGGGATGGGAAAAAGCAAGTTAAACAGGAGGAATAGCAGAGTGGAATTAACTATTGCCAACAAACGGCAGTTAGACGAATGGATTAATGGGCGAAGAGCGCTCAACAGAGACATTGTTTCCATCAAGGGCTTCGCACCAGAAGCCGAGGTGGAGGTAGGGTAATGTACGAGTACAACTGCAAAATTGTTACCGTAGTGGACGGAGATACAGTCGATGTGGATATTGATCTTGGTTTCGATACTTGGCGCTGTAACGAGCGCATTCGTCTTTACGGAGTTGATACTCCAGAGTGCCGCACAAGAGATGCGGAGGAAAAAGCTGCCGGACTCTTGGCAAAGAAGTTTGTCAGCGAAACGCTCCACGTTGGGGAAACCTACAAAATAACGACCAAAGAAAAAGACAAGTACGGGCGGTACCTCGGGCTGATTAAAATCAGCGGGGACTTAACGATAAACGTTGCGCTGGTAACCGAGCGCCTAGCAGTACCCTACAAGGGGCAAAGCAAAGAAGAAATACAAGAAGCACATAAGGCTAACTACCAAGCACTAAAAGAGAGAGGATTACTATGACAGCTTGGTCTTACAGCAGCATAAGCACGTTTAAGCAATGTCCTAAAAAATACTACCATTTAAAAGTGGCGAAGGACGTTAAAGACACAAGCAGTGAGGCTATGGTCTACGGAAATCTTGTGCATAAAGCAGCAGAAGATTTTATAAAAGAAGGAACACCAATCCCCAAAAAGTTTGACTATATGGTTCCTATAGTAACCGCATTAAATAATATAGAAGGTGAAAAGCATTGCGAGCTTAGGTTTGGGGTTGCGTACGATGGTAAAGACTACAAACCTACTGGCTTCTTTTCTAAAGATGTTTGGTTTAGGGGCATAGCCGACTTACTCATAGTCAACGAGGACAAAGCGTTTCTAGTAGATTACAAAACAGGTAAGAATGCCAAGTACGCGGACACTGCGCAGTTAGATATGTTAGCCGCCGCTACGTTTACTCATTTCCCCGAAGTTACCCATATAAAATCTGCGCTAGCCTATGTAGTAAGTAAAGAATTTATAAGAAAAAAACACAGTAGGGATTTACACGCTTCTTACTACGCCACATTTGAAGAACCCTTAGAATCTTTAGCTGCGGCAGAAGAACATGATGTGTGGAACGCGAAGAGTGGGCCACTGTGTGCGTACTGTCCGGTTACTAGTTGTGAACATAACAGGAGAAGATAATGGCTAAGAAAAAACTTGGAACGCTTTACTACGACGACAGAAAGGAAGAAGGTGTTTTTAAAATTGACGAACATTTTTGGGGGGAACACAGGATTATTCAGTTAGATATTTTGCGAGACTGGGCGTATGGCTTTACTGATCTTTATAACGACACACTAGAGAATCTAGATAAGAAGGATTTTACAAATGACCAAGAGTAAACGAAATTACAAATCCGAGTATGAAAACTACCAAGGCACCGAAGAACAAAAGAAGAAACGCGCCCAGCGCAACGCGGCTCGACGCAAAGCCGAGCGAGACGGTAAAGTAAGCAAGGGTGACGGTAAAGACGTAGCCCACAAGAAGGCTATGGATAAGGGCGGCAAAAACTCTGACGGTACTAGAGTAGAAACAGCGAGCCGTAACCGTTCTTTCAAACGTGATTCCAAAGGCAACCTTGTATCTGAGACTAGTAAGCGTGAGCGCAAGAAGACATCTAAAGCATGAAGATAATAGAAAACAAATACGTGCTGCTGCGCACAAAGCGACCGCACTTAGTCACTGAGAAAGTAGAAGACTACCGCATAATCAAAAAAGACGATGATGGTTTTTATGAGCTATCCGTTAAGTGGGAACAGCACGAAGCCGAAGCACTTGCTAGTCTAGGCGTGAAATTGCCGTCTCCCATACAGAGGGATTATGAATGGACAGGTAAGCATAAGCCGTTTGACCATCAAAGAGAGACAGCTTCTTTCTTAAGCGTGCGCCGTAAAGCCTTTTGTTTTAACGAACAGGGTACAGGTAAAACCGCCTCTGTTATTTGGGCGGCTGATTATTTGATGAAGCTAGGGCTTATACGTAGGGTGCTAGTGATTTGCCCCCTGTCTATTATGAAATCCGCTTGGCAACAAGACCTATTTACCTTCGCCATGCACCGCAGTTGTTCGGTAGCGCACGGTACAGCAGAGCAACGCCGCAAGATACTCGCTGCCAATTCTGATTTTGTCATCATTAACTTTGATGGTGTCGCGGTGATACAAGAAGAGATTAGCAAAGCGGGCTTTGACCTGATTGTGGTGGACGAAGCCAATGCGTATAAGAACGTACAGACAAACCGTTGGAAAGTGCTTAAGCGTCTTGCCGATGGCATCGACTGGTTGTGGATGTTAACTGGTACACCCGCTGCGCAGTCACCAGTAGATGCCTTCGGGTTGGCTCGGCTAGTTAACCCTGCAAACGTGCCACGTTATTTCGGGCAGTTCCGTGACAAGGTGATGTATAAGATTACTCAGTACACTTGGAAGCCTAGTATTAACGCCGACAAGATAGTGCACCAAGTATTGCAGCCCGCAATCCGCTTTGAAAAAGGCCAATGCTTAGACCTGCCCGCAGTAACCCACGTAGAACGAGACGCTCCTCTAACCAAGCAGCAAGAAAAATACTACCAAGTTCTTAAAAAACAAATGGTTATAGAAGCTGACGGCGAACAAGTAAGCTCGGTAAATGCCGCAACAAACATAAATAAGCTACTTCAAATATCAGGGGGTGCGGTCTATACGGACGATAGAGAAGTTATTGAGTTTGACGTAAAGAACCGTTTGCAAGTAGTTCTGGAAGTAATAGAAGAAGCTAGTCATAAGGTGCTAGTCTTTGTGCCATTCACGCATACTATTGAATTGCTTGAAGAATTTCTTAATAAGAACAAAATAAGCTGTGCTGTTATATCTGGGAAAGTATCTGTTAATAAGCGCAGTGAAATAATTGACCAGTTTCAAACCACCCCCAACCCCCATGTTTTAATTATCCAACCTCAAGCCGCTTCCCACGGTTTGACTCTAACGGCAGCCAATACAGTAATTTGGTATGCCCCTGTAACTAGCGTAGAAACTTATCTACAAGCCAACGCACGTATCGACAGGCCGGGGCAACACAACCCAATGACCATCGTGCACATTCGCGGTAGTGAAGTAGAAGCGCGTCTATACAAAATGTTGCGGTCGAACATCAGTAACCACAACAAGATAGTCGATTTGTATAAACAAGAAATAAACGCTTGACAATGTAAAAAGTAGTTGTAAACTGACTCTCCCACTTACCAAAAGGAGGATTCTGTGAGCGACTACAATGCGTCCGAATTAGCGGGCATTTACATCAAGATGCGTGAGAAAATCCGCGAGCTTGAAGATAAGGTAAAAGAAATAAAAGAGCAGCAATCCAAAGTAGCTGACAAGATGTTAGAGCTATGCAACGAGCAAGATGCCAACAGCCTAAATACCACAAACGGAACCATAAGCCGCCGCCTAAACTCTAGCTATTGGACTAGCGACTGGGACAGCTTCTACCAGTTTGTGAAAGAAAATGATGCCTACCATTTGCTAGAAAAGCGAATACATAACGGCAACATGAAAGAGTTCCTAGCCGACAACCCTGACGATGTACCAATGGGGCTACAGGCTAGAAACCAATATGTAATAAGTGTAAGAAAACCTACCTCTAAATAGGAGATTAAAATGAGCAACGAAGTATCTATATTTAAGAACCAAACAGGCGTATCTACGCGCCGCCACAGTGCCCTAGCTGAGCAGCTTAAAGCCAGTTCAACTATATACAGCCGCCGTATTCAAACAAGTAACAAGGGCTTCTTCCGAAAGATCATTAACGGTGAGCAAGTGGGCGAGCCTATCCGTGATGAGTTTGAAGCGATCATTGTTAATATGCTACCCAAAGTCTCTCGTATCTATTACAAGGATAAGTTTGACCCTACCAAGGAAGCGACCCTACCCAATTGTTGGTCTAACCAAGGCGACAAGCCTGAAGCCGGTGCACCCGACCCGCAGCATAGCAACTGCGCTGACTGCCCTATGAATGTCAAAGGCTCTGGTGACAACGGCGGTAAAGCCTGTAGATACCAACGTCGTATAGCTATCCTGTTAGCCGGAGACACGTCGGGCGACCTTTACCAGTTCAATATCCCCGCTAAGTCTTTGTTTGGTAAGGGTTCTGGCAACGAGCATCCGTTTGAAAGCTATATTAAATACTTATTCAGCAACCGTGAAGCGCCTGATACTGTTATAACTAATATTAGTTACGATCTAGATGCTGACTCCATGGAGCTATTGTTTACGCCTGTGCGCTCATTGACTGACGAAGAATACGACTTAGTTAGCAGCGTACAAACTGCAGCTGAAGCTAAGATGTACACTCAGATCACTGTGGCTCAGACAGACGGCGTAACTAAAGCACCTAGGATAGAAGCCCCAAAGCCAAAGGTAACTCGTTCTGAGGAGCCTGAAGAAGTGGAACTGGTGGAAGAAGTAGAAGAGCCAGTAAAGCGCACTAAGAAGAAAGAAGAGCATACTCCCACTGAAGACTCTGATTCTTTAGCCTCTGTAATTGACGCATGGAGCAAGGACGACTAATGAGCTATGGCTATACGTTAAATCTAGTCTCGCTCAATAAGTCTGCCAGTGCTCGCTCTATAGGCGTGAAGCTAGGACGCACGTGCATCAAACATGGTGTACCCGTTGCGGACGTAGCTGAGCGCCTAGGCGTCAGCAGACAAACAATCTACCACTGGTTTTCTGGCAAGAGCAGGCCTTCTGAGCAGATGGCTAGCAAAATAGAAAAATTAATAACGCAGTTAGAGCGCTAGACTATGGACAACTTTGACTTACTTGAGTACGTGCTACCCGAAGGTGGGTACTACTGCGTGCTAGCGTTGGAGTCAGGGGATTTTGCAGGAACTGAGCTTGTAGCCACTAGGGAAGAAGCACAAAACCTAGTAGATAAGTATTTGGCTAAAAAGCAGGATGTTTATTTCGCGGTCGCCAAGTTTAAAGACCCAGACAAAGGACGTACGCAGGTTAATGTACAAGCCCTCAAGGCGATATGGTTAGACATAGATTGCGGAGAAAAGAAAGCTGAAGTAAATGAAAAGACAGGACGCCCAGACGGCTACATAGATCAAGCAGCCGGAGCTAAAAAACTACGGGAGTTCTGTGAAACCGTGGGCTTGCCCCAACCTACACTAGTTAATTCAGGGCGCGGGCTACACGTGTACTGGGCGCTAGATAGGGCAGTTACTAAAGAAGAATGGAAACCAGTGGCTTCTAGGCTTCGTCAGCTTTGCGATAAACAAGAGTTTTATGTAGACCCCTCTGTCTTTGAATCGGCTCGGGTGCTTAGAGTCCCGGGTACCTTGAATTATAAAGACGATCCACCTAAGCCCGTAAGTGTAATTACTACGGCTCCCGAAATAAACTTTGATGAGCTTAAGGATATTTTGGGGGTTAAAGAGACTGTGGCGTTAGACGCAAGTGCCCCGCGTAGAAAATCTATGTTAATGGGGAAACTACAGGAGAACGTCCAAAGTAGCTTTGCTAAGATAATGAAGCGAAGCGCAGGTAATACCGGATGTCAGCAGCTATTGGACTGTTATGTCAATAGGGCAACGTTGTCCGAGCCTAGATGGTTCGATGCGCTATCTGTAGCTGCGCACTGTTATGACCGAGACACGGCTATCCACATACTGTCTGAAGGGCACCCTGATTACAATCGGGAGAAAGTGGAAGAGAAAGTCGAGCACATAGAAGGGCCACACTCCTGTGCAGTGTTTGAGCGTACCAACCCCGGTGGGTGCGATGGTTGCCCCCATAAAGGACGGATAACCAATCCAATTAGTTTGGGTAAAGAACTAGTTGAATTTGACGAAGATGAAGACGCGGAACAGGTAGCTCCTGAACCAGAAGTGGAAGTGGAAGTGGAAGAGGTAGAGGACGAATACCTAGACCGTGATCTGCTTAACCTAAAGCCATTCTTGCCTGACAATTACGCAAGGGGTAAGCACGGTGGTATTTACTACCTAGACCCCAATGATGATGAGAGAGGCCCTAAGCTTGTCTACGAGCACGACCTGTTCGTAATAAAAAGAATGAACGACCCAGCAGAAGGGGACACTACTGTTCTGCGGTTACACACTCCTAAAGACGGAGTAAAGATATTTTTTATTTCTAACATCAAGATAACTCAGAACATCGAAGTCAAAAAAGAGCTTTCAAAACATGGGGTTATGGCTGATGAGGCGCAGTTTAAAAAGATAACTGCATACGTAATACGCGCTATTAAGGCGCTGCAAACTTTAAAAAAGGCGGACGTTATGAGAAAACAATTTGGTTGGGCTGACAATGATACTAAGTTCATTGTTGGGGATAGAGAGATAACAGTAGACGGGGTTTACTACAGCCCGCCGTCTTCGATAACGCAATCTTTGGCTCCTTACTTTGAACCAGCAGGTACTTTAGAAGAATGGAAAAAAGCCTTTGGTTTGTATGGTAGGGAGGGTATGGAGCTACAAGCGTTTGGTGCGCTGACTGGCTTTGGCTCAGTTCTTTTGAAGTACACTGGACAGAAAGGAGTAATCATAAACTTCGTGCACCGCTACGCAGGTACGGGTAAAACTACAATCTTACGTATGGCAAATAGTATATGTGGGCACCCAGAAAGATTACTTGGTACTGTAGACGACACAAAAGTAGCTAAGATTACTAAGATAGGCATACTTAACAACATAGTTAATACGGTGGACGAAATAACCAACACCGACGCAGATGATTTTTCTGAGCTAGCCTACGCTTACTCACAAGGTAAAGGTAAGGACAAAAGTGAACGAGATGCAAACAAGCTGCGCATAAACGACACTACGTGGAACACCCCCACACTCACCTCAGCGAACGCATCTTTCTACGATAAGTCTAGCTCTGCCAAGGCAGTGGCTGACGGGGAAATGATGCGGCTGTTAGAGTTCCAAATTGATTATACAGACCAAAATATTATTTCTGTAGAAGAAGGCAAGGAAATATTTGACCACGTGCTCAACAATAATTACGGGCATGCTATAGAACCTTTTATACAATATATAATTGCCAACAAAGATGAAGTCTTAGAAACCCTACTTAGGGTACAGGCAAAGATAGACAAGAAACTTAAATTTAGCTCTAGAGAACGTATTTGGTCGGCGGCTGTAGCTGTAAACATAACAGCGGGATTGGTCGCTAGTAACGTAGGGCTGCTACAAATAACTAATAAAGAAGGAAAAGCGGAACTTATAGAAGATGGGGACGACGCAGGTAAACCAAAAACATGGGACTTAGGCACTCTGTATGAAAAAGTTGTCGAAGAAGTAGGGCAAATGAGCCTAGAAACTAAAGCCCCTTTGAGTAACGCAAGCGCAACAATTGCAGATTACGTGTACAGGCATAACAACAATATCTTGGTAGTCGAAGACGGCGTAGATAACCGAAGCCACTTACCTTCCTCCCCAATACGGGAGCCAAAAGGCGAGCTAGTTATACGCTACGAGCCTGATACTAAACTCATGTTTATAAAAGTAGGGCACTTTAACCAAGATTGCGTCAAGTACCAAACGGCAAAGAACGAAACAATCAAAGAACTAAAGCAGAAAGGCGTCTTTGTAACTACTAAAAACAAGCGGTTAGCAAAAGGCATGGATATTGATGTAGGTTTGGCTGTCCGTTGTATGGTACTTGACTGCTCAAACAGCGAGTTCTTCGACATAGAAAACTTGGTTATGCCAGAGAAAAAAGATGAAAGTGGAGAAGGTGCAGTATCAGATTGATTGGACCAAATTTAAGGTGGGGTATTCTTTCTTTATACCCTGCCTGAACCCACGCAAATCTAGTAAATACATACTCGAAACCGTGCACCGCCTTAAATACAAAGTCGTAACTAAGGTTGTCATTGAAGACGGGGTGCGCGGTATTCGGGTATGGAGAGTTTAACTAGTCCTGTCCGTTCTTTACTTCTGAAGGCAGCGGCTCCAGCAACATATCTTTGATTACTGGGTAGGCAAACGGAGCTACCTTATCCCCCAAGTAGAACCCAGACACCGTTATCCCATCTCGACGTAACCGCTCTCTCATAGAATCAGTCAGCGAGTCTGGCGTAATTGGGTCAAAGAAATACATGTAATTGTGGCGCGCTATGTCTTCTTGCAGTATCTCTTCCATCTTAGCCAGAGCTTCCTCGGCTTGCTTACTGCCCGCACCATAGTTCTTGACGGCTCGCTCTCTATCTTTTATGGCTTTTTCAAAGTTTTCATAAATCTCTAGCTTGTTTTCTGCTGGGTCAGTTTTAGTCATTTGGTTGGCACCGTACGCAGCTCTCTGAGCAGTGGCTAAGTCTGTAGAACCGGCTCCAATCATTTGGCCTATAACACGCCAAGTATTGTAATATTCAGGACCAACAACTTCGTCTCCACCGGGAGTTATGTAACCTTCCTGAGTATAACGGTATGCTTCTACAGGCTCTCTTAGCAATCCGGGCAGTATTTTTTCCATGCCTCGGAGTACTTCCCCTTCGTAAATTAGCTGCGTTCCATCCGCTGCATCCGTAATCACACTTCCAAAAGGACCGAATATGCCAAATAAAAACTGCTGAACAACTTCTCCCCATTTGTCTGGCTCTTCTCCATAAGAAGAGAACCATAAACCATCTAATGCTAACGAAGGTTGGAAGTTCCAATCGGTCAGAGCGGATATAGGACCTACTTCTATAGCCTCAGCTATAAAGTCTGCTGTTTCGTCTTCTAACCCAAACTGTTTGGCAAAACTACTACCAGCCCCAAAGTATCTTGGAATTACACTCCCTCGTATGTACAAATCCGTACTGCGCAAACCTATTGGGTTATTTGGGTTTGCCATATCATAGAATATATCTGCGTCTTCATCGTCGTAGTCTGGGCGTAAAAATTCTCGAACGCCGTCTATGACTGCTACTAATGCTGTATAACCTAACGCTCCAGTAGCTCCGCCTGTAACTAAACCCATACCAAGCATGTCGTAGAAGCGTATAGCTGCTTGTTTCTTTTCTTCTTTGGTAAGCCCAGAAGCAGTGAAGGCTTGCTGGAAGTTTTGAACTATGTACCCAGTCGCTTGCACCCTATAGTTTTGGAATTGGTATGCCATCCGCCCTAATGGATTTTTAGCTATAAGGGGTTTGTTGTAAGTAGAGTAGTCAAACATTGCGTTGTTTGTAAGCCCGAGTGCTTTCTCTATAGCCGCTTCTACGGCTAAATCACCGGTAGCCCCACGCCGCAATGCGTCCTCATAAGCAAGTTCGAAGGCCGACATAAAGAACACTTCGCGCGAAATACGCTCTAAGTGGTGCACTGCTCCGGTTAAAACGCCTTCCGCAAACCGCTTTCCTTTGTTTAAAGTTAGGTCTTCTGCGCCAGCGGTGGTTCTTATTTCCGCCTGTTCTTGCGAAGCTCTACCCATTACGTCATATATACGGCCACCAAAGGCATTTCTTTCTTCCGCCGCATCAAAAGCTTTTTGTAATTGGTTTTTTATTTTGCTATTAGTTACGTAAGCAGAGTTGCGTATTGCTGGTTCACCTTTGGTGTCTAAAACCTCGCCGTCCTCTGAAAACTCTTGCCTACTTAACGCCTTCATAGTTAAGAAGTTTTTTATGTACTTTCCAGCCATAGCCGCCGTTTTCTTTGCACCATATTCAGCATGCAGGGTGCCAAACCCAAAAGAAGCGAGTTGCAGTGGCTGTATAACGGCTGAGCGAATGGAAGACATAAGCCACATAAACGCCGCTTTGGTGCCTAAACGAGAAGCGCGATCCGCCACAGCGTCTCCTCCGGTTTTTCTAGGAGGCGTAAGTTCTGTAGTAGCTCTTTCTCGCGTAACATTAAGCAGTGCTTGTTTCTTTTCTCTAGGAATTTCGCCCCTTAGTTTTGCATTTTCCTGTATTTCAAGCTCAAAAGGCTGTCCTTCAAGCGCAGCTTCACCTTGACTTAGCGCGTTTCTTATATCCTTTCCGTATTTAATTCTTGCTAGCTGGTTAATGCTGCTAAGTTTGGTGGACACTAGATTGCGATAGGCATCATTGTTGAAGCCTGATCTACCTTTTCTGCGCAGATACATTTTGCGCATATTGCCTTCTGGCAGAGAAAGCAGGTACATCTGGTATATGTTGTCTTTTAATTCTTCCGCAGCGTCTCGGTTGCCCTGCTTTAGCTGGTCTATAGAGGCAAACATATCGCGCAGCTTGGCGCTATCCCCAAGCATTTGTTCTCTCATACTAGCGTTGTAATCTTCTATATCTTCAGGTATTACTTGCTGGAACGGGAAATCTTTTTTGTAAGCTTTTGCGAAAGCATCGCGTTGTCTCTTAGACTCGAACATATAAAAAGCTTGAGTCCTCTTACCCACAACGGCGCGCATGGCGTATTTTCCGTAACGCATTAACGGCGCATAGACTTTTCTTTTTCTAGCTTCTTGATAAGCCGCTGTTATTTCTGCTAGCAGTTTACCTTTAGGCGAAGCAGTATCTGACTCAGTACCGGGAAGCGTTGGGTCCTTTCTTATAGACTCAAGTAGCAACCTGTTGTGCTCATCTAAGTCGTTACGGTATTCCTGCATAGTCCAAGCGTAAAGTTCGGAAGCTGCGGAACCGCCCTTGCCCCTGCGCATTTCATTAAAGAGATCAAAGACTGTTCCTATCTCTTTTTCACGTTTTCTTATCTCCTCAGCTAAACGGTTCATCTTACGCTGTTCTTCTGTGCTAGGGCTAGGGTTTTTAGACAATTCCTGCAACTCAAACTTTAAATCATTTAGTTGGCTGTCTTGTCTTAGCGATTGCCCTTGAGATAAATACTTACCGCTATCTAAATCATAAAGAACTACTTCAAACAAAGAGCTAAGATTAATCGAGTCTTCTAGCAGCTCTGCTGTTTTTCTGTTTTTAAAGATTAAGTTTTCCCATTTATCCAGATTGGGTTTAATAGCTTTTAGCTTTCTATTTCTATAGCCATGAATGTTAGCTATTATCGCATTAACTTTGCGTACCGCAGCGACCTTGTAATCGTCTGCTAGTCTTGTAACCATGTTATTAGTAAGAGCATAGAGCATGTTCTCAAAAGTAACAGGGTTCATTTCTTTTGCAAAAGCTAGGAACTGTTTTAGTCCTTCTTTGGGGTCTCTAGTAAGTTCCACAAGCTTGTTGCTCTTCTTCATAAAGTTACGAAGCGTGGTCTGTTTGGCTTGAGCTATCAACACTTTATTTTGTTCTTGTACTTTCTTCTTGGCCTGCACAACCTCACTTGCGCGCTTAGGCGCTTGTCGCACATTCTCAATAGCTATGCGCCCTGTCAGGTCAATCAGTTCCTCAAAAGCACTGCGGTCTCTGGATGGGAAACCAATCAAACGGCGGATTGAGTCCGCAAAATTAGAGAAGGCTGTGCGTATAGTGCCAAGCTGTGGGTTAGCTACCGGCGCCATGTTTAACAGCATTCTTTGCAGCGACGGGCCAGTCAGTCCGTAAGTAATAAACTCTTTTATGTTCGTAAAGTTAGCAGTGCTTTCTGCGTACGTGTCTAGCTCCGGTGTATTACGCCCTGTTTCTAGAAGAGTTTGGTACTGTTGCGCAACGCGCTCCATAAGCAGTTCTAGTTCTTTAACAGCCGCCGTTGCATCAGCAGACACTTCAATATCGTTTTGAACCGCGTCTATGACATTAAGGCTCACCGCATGAATCATTTCATGCAAGATGGTCCTCGGGTCTAGTCCTTCAACCGAGTCAATGTAAATAACGTTTTCTTCGGGTTCATATATACCAGCCGCAATCTGATTCCCATCCTCGTCTATCCAGTACTCCAGAACGCTATCTGGCACTTGGCTTAGGTCTGTGATGGTTACAAACTCAGTGCCTATTTGCCTAAGTATAGGGCGCAACAAACGTGCAAGCCCACGTTCAAACGGAGTGCGAGTTGTGTCGTTAATCAGAATATCTGCCGCTTGTTCCGCAGTAGCAGCCGCGTCGATTGGGGCTTCGATAGTTTCTCTAGTAGTAAGAGGCTCAAAGTCACCTTTTCTCAGTTCTTGTACTGGTATGGCTCCGGCAGGCTCTTTTGGCTTCTTGGTTTTCGCCAACTGCTTCGCACGTTCTAGCTCATCGGGGGTAATTCTTGGGTCTTGTAGTGCTTCTACCGCTGCTGTATGGGCAGCTTTACCCTCTAGTTTTTTGTTACCCGCTATGTTTATAACGTCCGCTAGCTGTTCTACGCGCCTAACTGAAAGTGCGCGCAGTTCGTCGTTTATCTGGTTAAACGCAGTTTGCTTTTTGTTTGCTTCCCGCTGCGCCTTCTGTTGCGCTCGATCTTGTGGTAGGCCTTCTAACGCGTAAGACAAAGTAAGCCCTTTTACCTCGGTATCGTAGGCATCTTGGGGGTTCTCTGCGTACGCAGTAAACTCTTCCATCGTTGGGAATAAAGAAGCGTATTGCTTTTTCTTTAGGATTTTTTGCTCACCAGTTTCTAGCGTTGTAGTTAGCTTCTGAGACGCACGATTTTGAGCATTGCGCTGGTTATCCTGCGCTTTTCGCATGCGATCTAGATTTTGCTGAACTTCTGTTTTGCGCTTTAAAGATGGGCGTCCGCGAGTCTTAGCAGTGGTTTCTTCCTGCTCTAAAAACGAAGTTTGTTCTTGTATTTCTACGGGCTGCGTAGTCTCTGCTTTTACGCCAGCAACTTCTTGCGTTTCGCCTTCAATGGCAGCAGGTGCTTGTTCTGCTTGACTGATGTCACCTATTTCTGGGTCTACCCCCAAGGTGCCTAGCTCTTCTTCGGTAAGCTCACCAAGAGTAGGTGCTACTGCTTCGTCCCCCAGCTCTTCTTCAGTTATTGTACCTAGCTGTATACCAGCAGTGGTTTTTGAAGCTTCTTCTATTGCTTCTTGGAACTCTAAATCTTCTTCAGCTTCTGTAGGTATAGTTTCGTCTTGTTCCTGCTCTAGCTCGTTAAGCCATTCACTAGTCGCTTCCTGTATAGACTCCTGCTCAGCCTCACGCTCAGCCATAAGTGCAGCTTCGGCTTGAATTTCTTCGCGCTGCATAGGAGCAACGGGTCCTTCTTCCGCCACTGCGGGTACTATCATCTCTGTGCCTTGGATACCTTGTATACCCCGAGCATAGGTTGCAGCAGCCAGTTGACCATAGTCAGCGTAAATCTTGCCAATTTTTGTAGCAATTTCTTCTTCAGATTTGCCTAAATCTTTTGCTATTTCTTCATTAACAGCAGGTAGCCATTCTGGCTCAGCTTCAGGCGCAGCTTCAGGCGCAGCTTCGGGTTCTATTTGTCCCGGCCCCAGCAATACTTCCTCTTCTTGCGCAAACACCATCTCTTGCCCATTTAGCACACGAGCATAGTTGTTAGCTGCGTCTTCACCAAATCGAGCACGTATTTCTTCTTGTCGGGCAAACAATTCTTCTTCAGGTTTTGCTAGGTCAGCCCTTGCTAGAGACCGTATGACAGGCGCCCATTCTGGAACTTTTCCAGCGCGCTGATCGGCACGCATAGTATCCGCAGCACGCGCTTCAACTGCACCTACACCACCACCGATAATGCTACCGATAGCGCCTTCCAATATAGCCTGTCCGGCTACTCCACGACCAAGCGGAACATCTACACCTTCACGTTGTAATGCTAAGTTTTGAGCAAACCTTTCTTGCGCCGCTTGCAATGCTTCTGGCGCTGCTTCTCGCCCTGCCACTTCCGCAATTCTTCTAGCAACGCCTTTCTCGACGCCAGATTCAAGGAGCTTTTGGCCTATTTTGCCTTTCAAGAATGCTTCGGGCACACCGAATCTACTAGATAAGAAACCCAGTGCGCCACCTAGGGCAAGCATGTCTATGTTATCACCGGTATAGGCTTGTGCTGCATCTGCTATACGGTCTGCTTCTGCTTCAGGTAGTCCTTGCTTCAGCATCTCTTCGTTAACAGCGTCGTATATAGCGCCCTTAATTAGACCAACGCCTGAAGCAATACCATACGTAACTACACCTGCTCCACCACCAAGAATAGCGGCAGCGGCGGCGGGTATAACTGTGCCCACACCTTGGGCAATGAAATCTAATGGAGAAGTAGCTAGCGCACGCAGAGCGGCATTGACATTAGCACCAAGCCCTTTGTCTTCAGCTTCCGCCATTATCCTTGCGACTTCTTGCTGATCGGCTTTTGCTTGTGCAGATAATAGGCTATCTATATACCCTTCGACACCTTCCAAAGACCGCGATACGGGATTGTCCGCACCAAATATGTCAGTGACTATCTTAACACCAGTAGTAATACCGCCCGCTAATTGCAAAGGAATATCCGCTGCTTCACGGAATATATTTGATTCTACTTCTTGTGGTGCAATAGGTTCAGGCGCAGGAGTGACGGGCGCAGGGGTTTCTACATACTGTGAAAACGGATTGTCTTCGGCGGCGGGTTCTACGTATTGTAAAAACGGGTTGTCCTCTTGTGTAAGACCCAGATCGCCCGCAACGGGCGTCACATATTGTAGGAAAGGATTTTCTTCCCTTAAATTTTGCTCCGCCATTAGTAGCCCCTTATTGGCCTAAAACCGCCGCTGCACTACCTGCCCCAAATGCTTGGTCAAAAAATGCTCTATTCTGCGCAGTTGGGTTATCTCTAAGTCTTTGAATAGCCCTTGGGTTTATGCCGCTAATATTTACTCCAGCTCCAGTCCCAGCTCCAGTTGGCGCAGCCGAGCCTCCAAGGTCTTGTAAAATTTTCTGAACTTCCTCGGCAAATGCCTTGTTATAAGCTTCTGAATTGGACATTAAGTCAACTCTACGCGCTAGCTTGTCCGCTGCCGCAGCATACGCAGCTTTTAATCTTTCCAGTTCTAATGACTCTTCACGTATACCTGACAATGCTAACTGTGCCATAGTTTGCGCTTCAATTCGTTCTTCAAGCGCTTGCCGTCTAGCATCTATGTCAGACAAACTGGGGTCAGCCTCTTGCAGCGCGTCTACTCGGATATTTATTTCATTCATAAAGTCCGTGGGTCTACGCGCTGATTCAAGAGTAGCGGCTGTTTGCATTTCCGCAACACGCTCCCTGCTTTCTCTATCGGCAAGGGCTGTTTCTGCTTGGCGCCTAGAAGCTAGAACTGCTTGTGCGGTAGATAAACCTTGGTCTACACCCCTTTCTACCATATCACGCGCTTGTTTTTCAGCTTCAAACTGACTTAAGCCAAGATCGCGTAACTCACCAATTAGCTTATCCATGTCGGCAACAGAGGCTTCCGCAGCGGAGAGTTTTTCACCCGCAATTCTTTCTTCTTCAGCCGTATAACCTGCACCAAAACCACCTAGTCCTTTTTCTGCTAACCCTGCAAGCCCCTGACGTAGCAAACGCCTACGTTCCATCTCAGGACTAAATCTAGAGGCACGCTGCGCTTCGAGCTTAGCTGTTGCTTCTTCTCGCCGCTTCATTAAATCTTCAGCGCCAGTTAGCTCTCTTAATCTTTGCCCTGCCGCAAGAGCTTCAGCTTCAGGGTCTCGCCCCATTCGCTCTCTTGCAAAACGAAGAATAGCTTCATCTGGCTGTTCTACTTCGGTAGGTACATAAAGATTAGGGTCGCTAAAATAATCATAACTTTCAACTAGATCGCCTTCTGCATAACCTTTTACCTGACCGCCCATAGCCATACCAGCACGGGCACGGGCAGCATCTGCCTCGATGTTGCGTACCATATCGCTATAAGATCGAAGTTCTTGTTCTATGCGACGGAGTTCTTCTTGCTCCGCACCGGCTGCCTTGCGGGCTTTGTATAGGTCTTGAAGCTCCATGAACCGCTTTAACTGCTCAGCCATCGGGTCTTTTTCTTCTGGCTTATTAAGTTGGCTTTCGTAGCCAGTAAGCTTTTGCAATGCACCTGCTATACCGGTGTCATACATAATGTTCATAGCCGCATCATAGGGCTTCGATAGGACATTGTAGTCACTCAAACGGCGGCCACGTGCCATACGCTCGTTTTGAGCTGCATCCGCAGCGGCGTTTAATCTAGTGTCTACTTCTCGTAGCTTACTCAGAAGGCCGCCTTCTTGATACCCAACAATACCACCATCGGCCATACGAGCCATATTAGGGGCAGCCATAGCAGGAATCCCTCCACCCATCATTTGACGTGCCTGTGCACGCTGTACTTGTTGCCCACGCTGTTGCATACCGGGGCGTAGGCTTTGTAGTATTCCAGCAATTCCTTCCATTGTTTGCATTTGGCGCTGACCTTCAATAGTAGGAGGCATAGGCTGCGGCTGGCTCATAGCCAGTTCACGTTGCGCAGACTGCACAAGATCAAAAGCTTCCTGTGTCTTAAGTAGCGCTTTGGTGCGCGGATCGAGATTTAATTTATCCAGATCGTTGTCCACTACATCCATAGCCGCAGCCATTTGCGGATTGTTTTGTGCTGGCATAGCAGGTGCTTGAGTAGGTTGTGGCTGTGTAGGGGCACCTTGCATTAAAGATTGTAATCCGTTCATTTTATGCTCCTATGCTCTACCAGACAGCAGGTCGAGTATGCTCAGTATGTCCCTTCCACCAGCCGCTAAACTTTGCAGACCACTAGGCTCGTAGTACGTATAGCTTTGAGTTTCAAGCGGTAGCCCCTGTAGCAATGACTGCATAAACTGGACTTGCTTATATGGGTAGTCTCGCTCCTGCTCGAACTGTGCGATGTCCGCTCCAATACCCTGCTGCTCGATTGCTCTTTGTAGCTCACCACCCGTACGTTGCGCACCTAATACGTCTAAGCCGTAGCGTTGAGCCTGTCCTGCTGCCGCCATTTGACGGGCTTGTTCTGCGTTAAATTGCTGCTGGGCTTGTTCAAACGCAGTCTGGTAACCTCTGCCTGTAATATCGGCAAGATTTCTAAGAAGGTTGCGCTGTCCTTCCGCTTCCATAATAGCTTGGCGCCCACCACCGTAAGCACCCGCCCTGCCCAGCCTACTTGCAGTTTGCACCCGTTGTATTTCTGCTTGGCGTTGGGCCTCTGCAATCTGGGGTTCAAGCGCGGCTTGTAGGTAGGGGGACATGTACTGTTGAGCCGCACCCGCCGCAGTAAAAGAAGCGGGGTCGTAGGTAGTTTGCGCCGCAGTAGGTATATTAAGCGCACCAAGTCCTTGAAAAGCTTGGGTTTGTAGCTCAGATGGACCGGCGGTCAAAGGACCCATATATGCTTGATATGGCAACCCCGCCAGCGCTTGGCCTCGACCCAGCATCTCGGTTACATAAGGGCCAGCCCAACTGGATAACGAGGACTCTTCTGCCCGCATTGTATTAGTATCAGCCATTGTCTTTTACCTACGCTAAGTATTTGTTAGGGTCAATTTGCTTGCCCTGTTTGGGGTTGCCGGTGCGGTCTCGGCGCACCCTTTCCATCATGCTGTACAGGTTTTGTGCCCCTGCATCTGAATTGCCGTTACCTAGATGACTTACGACATCGGCGGGTATTACAAACTCCCCATCGCTAAGCCGGGCAGGCTCTATGTTGTTGATTGTAGCAGGAATTTGGTCTGCCATACCATCTGTGGGGCCGCCTAAGTAGTAGCCATTTATGTTACCGCCTCGGGCAAATCGGGTGCCGCCACGCTTACGGAACTCTTGGATTACTTGCTCTGGTGTAATACCGCCGTATACAGGATGGTCTTTGTAGTACGCAGCGACTTCTTCTGGTGTAGTTTTGCCTTGTTCTAGCAAAGTAGCTACAAGCATAGGCTCGTCAAAACCAGCAGTGTCGTACAGACCCACTATTTCTTCTGGTGTTTGGAAACCGCCGCGTAACAATCCTTCTACTACATCTATAGGCTGCGCGCCGTAACGCTGCGCTATTTCGTCTATACCAAACGCACCTTCGGTAATGGAATCCGCAATTAGTTGTTGCTCACCCATATCAAGGCCGTCCGAGGCGTCTATTTGTGTGTCTAAAATCTCAGTAAAACGCTGTCGGGTAGTAGGTTGCGTGCCGGTTGTACCCGTAGTTGCTGTGCCGGTTGTACCCGTAGTTGCTTGTTGGGCCGCCGCTGCCGCTGCCGCTGCCGCTGCCGCCGCTTGTTGAGCAGCTAATTGTTGAGCAGCTAATTGTTGAGCAGCTAATTGTTGAGCAGCTAATTGTTGAGCAGCTAATTGTTGAGCCGCCGCTTGTTCCGCCGCCTGTGTTTCTCGTTGGGTTGCTGCCGAACCTAAAAGGGTTTCAAAAAGGTCTCGTTCTTCTTGAGCAGCTTGGTTTTGAGCGGCTATTTGCTCTGCCGTAATACCCATAAAAGGAGTAGTAGTAGATTGAGTAAACGCAGTATCCGTAAAGTATCTACGGCCCGCAGCACCGGGACGACGGGGTGCAAGCTCTCCAGTAGGGGTAGTATAAGTTTGTGCAAAAGCATTAGGGGCTAGCTCTCTAGTAGCAGTGTAGTTAGGTATTCCGCCTGTGTACCCTACCGGCTGCTGGCGACCGCCAGTACCAAAGAAATTAGCTAACCCACTGGAATCATTAGGGTTTATTATGCCGTAAAGGGCGCCAGCAACACCTATATCTTTGGCTATGTTCCCCAAGTCAAGTCTTGGTTGAGTAGGGCCAACACCGCTACTTACGGTGGTATAACGATCTTTAAGTAAATTTGTAAACCAAGACATCGTTAGCGTCCCTCTAAAATTCTTAATATTTCGTCATTTAAATCAATGGGTTGTACTATACCACCACCGTACATAAGTGCGCTATCTACTGCATCAGCTTGTTCGCTTTTCTTCTTGCCTAGCATCCGCGCCATATTTTCAGCAAGAGACAGACTTGGGTCGTATAACGCTGCTATATCAGCAACACCGGCTTTTTCTGTAGCCACGCCGCGCATACCTTGGTTTATTAGGTTTGCCGCTTCTTCAGCACCTGCTTCACCTTCACCCGCACCCGCACCTTCACCAGTACCATCCCCAGTACCAGAACCGTCACCTGCTCCATCACCACTACCTGTTCCAGTACCCGTACCAGTACCTTCACCCGCCCCATCACCAGTACCCGTACCAGTGCTTAACCCACCACCCGTACCTCCGATGTTTGTTGTTCCTGTACCTGTGGTCCCTGTACCTGTGGTCCCTGTACCTGTGGTTCCTGTACCTGTGGTTCCTGTACCTGTGGTTCCTGTACCTGTGGTTCCTGTACCTGTTGTAGAAGTAGGTAGGGTTAAAGTACCAGTAGTGCTTGTGCCGCCAAAGTCTGGTAAGTACAAAACAGTAGGCAAGTTTAGGCTGGTATCATCGACACCTGAGCTTGTTGTAGCAGTTGTATCTGTAGTAGTTCCGTATATTTTTTGGTCGGTAGCTTTTGAAGCTGTTGGATCGCTGGTGGGGTCATATTTTTGTCCCGTATAGCTTTCGTACTCTCTAATCAAAGCGTCTTTAAGAGCTGGGTCTTTTTCAGCACCGATAGCCTCGTATAATTGCCTGCCTACAATTTCTACGTTTCCAAAATCGTCTTCATCGGTTCCCGCAATACCGGTATCTGTTTGACTACTAGCCGCACTGGCTGCTTCACTACTCGCTGCTGTGTCTCCACCGCCACCGCCACCACCGGCCTCAGTTTGCACTGGGCTAGGCTCAAAAATAGGGAATAGAGTGCCCATACCCTTACCAGTTTTGGGATCAAAGTCAGGCAGTTCTTCACCAGTTTCGGGGTCATACCATGTACCGGCTACGCCTATATCTTCTTTAGATAACAACCCTGTTTGCGCCGCTTGAGTAACGGCATCTATAAGTGTTTCGTACGCACCTTCACCGCCCTCTGCTAGCCCACTAGAAGCTAACGCTAACCGGCTCTCCGCCTCAAACTTCGCCCTTTCTTCGGGGGTCATTGGGGTTTCTTCTAGCCCACTACCATCAAAAAAACCTAGAGCATCAAGAACTGAGTAAAAACCATAAGCCGGACCAAGACCTTGCAGTAAAGTCCCTAACCCAAATTTAGCGGCGCCTGCTTTTGCTGCTTCTTCTGCTGCCTTTTTTGCTGCAATTTGAGCAGGATTTATACCTTGTAGAGAAGTTAAGCCCGCCGCATTAACAGCGCCACCGCGAATAGGGTCTCTAGTCAATATGTCTGCGTTAAAAACTGGCATAATCCCACCTACGGAGGTGTTGGGCGCGTTTCAGGTAGCGCCGAAATAAAGTTAATAGTTACTACAGCAGAAGCAACCCCCGGATGGGGGCTAGTTGCGGTTTCGGAGTTAAGAGCGGCGTCTATATTATCAGACGACCATATCATCTCTACGTACTCACCGGGAGCCAAGTCCAAATTAAAGTT